TCTGGTTGTGTCCATGGATGAAAACTGCACATATTGGAACTTATCACTTCCAAGGTGATATGCCTGCAATTGCTAATTTTGTTGGTGAGATGTAATGTCCAAACCTATCAAAGGTGTGAAATACGATGAGAGTAAACTAGAATACGGTTTACTCCCACCTTTGGCACTAGAAGAAACTGTTAGAGTTTTAACTTTTGGTGCTCAGAAGTATGCAAGAAATAATTGGCAAAAAGTACCTGATTCTAAACGTAGGTACTTTGATGCACTTGAACGTCATGTATGGGCATGGAAGAAAGGTGAACAAATTGATCCTGAATCCGGTATACATCACTTGGCACACGCTATGTGCTGCTTGATGTTTTTGTTCGAACATGATATAATGTATTCAAAAGATAAACCTTTTTATGATGAGGAAACAAAATGAAACTATCCAATGAAACACTTAATGTACTAAAGAATTTCGCCAGCATTAATAATGGAATGGAATTTAAACATGGCAACAAATTGTCTACCATTTCTCCAGGTAAAACAATCTTTGCTAGCGCAACAGTTAAAGATGAATTCCCACATGATTTCTGTGTATATGATTTGAATCAGTTTCTTGCAGTTCATTCTTTAAACAAAGATCCAGAGATCGATTTTGATGATTCAAATATTATCTTCAAAAGTGGTCGTAGTAAATTAATATATCGTAAAACCGCAAGAGATATGATTGTTACTGCACCCGATAAAGAAGTAAAATTACCATCTACAGATGTTGAATTTACTTTGACTGAAGAAGTATATCAGAGTATCATAAAGTCAGCCAACATTCTAAAAAGCACACACATCGCTGTACAATCTGATGGTGGTCCAATATCAGTAGCTTGTTTTGACGCTTCAGATGATTCACAACACACAAACTCGATTGAGGTTGCAGAAAGCAACGGTAAGAAATTCAAACTAGTCTTTTTGACAGACAACTTCAAAATGATTCCTGGTTCATATGATGTACAGATTTCAGCCAAAGGCCTTGGATCATTTAGTAATAAAAATGCTGATATTCATTATTGGGTTGCAATTGAATCCAAATATTCCAACTTTGAAGGATAATTATGTTAAATTTTACAGATGCAGTTAGTGGTGCCACAATTTTTGTTAATCCAAAATATATCGTAGGTATCTACACAATGGTTGAGGGTGAACACACTGGCAAAGTTGCAATTACTTTGGTGAACGGAAACTTTATTGCAAAAGAACCTGAAGCAGAAGTAATTGGAACTATTAAATCAGCATTAGTGAATGATGGTTGCTGCAAGTAATTTTATGTTGTATTATATTATGGAGAATGTGAATGGCAGAACATTTGTTATGGACAGAGAAATATCGTCCTTCGAAAATTGAAGATTGTATTCTTCCTGAGGCAGTTAAAAAAACTTTTCAAGAATACGTAGATAGAAAAGAAATACCCAATCTACTACTATCAGGCACAGCAGGTGTAGGTAAAACTACAATTGCAAAGGCCTTATGTCAAGAAGTTGGTTGTGATTACATCGTTATCAATGGCTCTGATGAGTCTGGTATCGATGTACTCCGCAACAAGATTAAAAACTATGCATCATCAATGAGTTTACATGGTGGCCGCAAAGTCGTTATCATAGATGAAGCAGACTATCTAAATCCAAATTCAACTCAACCTGCGATGCGTGGTGCAATCGAGGAGTTCGCCTCGAATTGTTCTTTCATCTTCACTTGTAACTTTAAGAATCGCATTATTGATCCTATTCATTCTAGGTGTTCCGTTATTGACTTCAAAGTTAATGGCAGTAAAGCCAAACTTGCGGCTCAGTTTATGAAACGTGTCGAGTGGATTCTTGAACAAGAAAAGGTTGATTACGATAAACAAGTTGTTGCAGCAGTTATCACTAAACACTTCCCAGATAATCGTAGAATTCTAAATGAGTTACAACGTTATTCTGTTTCTGGTTCTATTGACAAAGGCATTCTAAGTTCTGTTGCTGATGTACAGATACAAGAACTAATTACTGCACTTAAAGAAAAAGATTTTTCTGGTGCTCGTAAGTGGGTTGCAAACAATATTGATAATGATCCAGTTCGTATCTATCGTAAAGTCTATGATAGTATGTACGACCACATCAAATCACAATCTATACCTCAGTGTGTTTTGATTCTGGCCAAATATCAGTATCAATCTGCGTTTGTTGCTGACCAAGAGATTAATCTGGTGGCATGTCTTACAGAAATGATGGTTGACTGTGAGTTTGCATGAACCACATAGTTGACAAAATATTTATCTGGATAAAAGAGGACTACGATACTCATACCTTTCGGTTTTTTATTGAGTTGCTCGCTTGGTCTATGAGCATTGGTTGTAGCATTACTATGGCGATTACCGTCCCAAATCCTCCCTTACTGGCTCTTTATCCTATCTGGATTATTGGCTGTGCCATGTATACTTGGGCTGCTTATACTAGGAAATCGTTTGGTATGTTGGCTAATTACTTACTTTTATTTACCATTGATATCATTGGACTTTTGAGGATGTTATATGCCTGATCTTTTCAAAGAAATCATTCCGTCTATACTCCAGACTAAAAAATCTGTTATTCATGACGATATAGACCTGAAGGATTACACTCCTTTTGTGGTTAATCGTGCTTTGTCTAATCATATTGATTGTGTCCTTTATGCAAATGAAATCAATTTGCACCATCAGGCCGATAAGGATATGCAATATCAGTATCTTCTAAATACCATACGACCTATGAAACGGAAGTTCCAACCGTGGCAAAAGTCTCAAGTAGATAAGAATATTGATTGCGTAAAAGAATACTTTGGTTTTTCTAACGCTAAGGCCAAAGAGGCCTTGCGTATTCTATCTGATGAACAAATCGCTGATATAAAAACAAAAACAGATAAAGGCGGAGTGAAAAAATCATGATTGACATTAAAGATTTGGTGGAAGTAACATTGAACGAACAAGATGACTTCCTAAAAGTAAGAGAAACACTGACCAGAATCGGTGTTGCATCCAAGAAAGATCGAACACTATTCCAATCTTGCCATATACTCCATAAGAGAGGCCAATATTACATTGTGCATTTCAAAGAGTTATTCGCATTAGATGGTAAACCTACAGACATTACGGAAAATGACCTTGCACGTAGGAATGCTATTATTAACCTACTGCAAGATTGGGGTTTGGTAACTGTTGTTCAACCAAAACAAACAGAAGTACCAACACCTATCTTTTTATCTCAGGTAAAAATCATTTCTCATAAAGAGAAAGACGATTGGGAATTAGTACCAAAATACAATATTGGTAAAAAATTCCAAAAATCTTGACAAATTAATATAAATAAGTTATATTCCTGGTCCCAACGGGATGGGAGGGCTCTTCTACCTTAGGAGCGTGATTTAATCGGGCACAACGATATGGTGTCACTGGAACCCGTAACCAGTATTTACCGTTACGCCTTCGGGGTAACAAATTTTAAACTCGCTTAATTCAAGGAGAATTATATGACAAGTCTATTACCACATCTACGCACATTGGATCCATTTGCAATTGGATTTGATAAAGTGTTCAAACAACTACATGATGCTTCATCCAACCTCACCAAAAACGCACCAAACTGGCCTCCATACAATATCAAACAAGTCGCTGATGACAAATATGTTATCGAGATGGCTGTTGCTGGCTTCGCCAAACAAGATATTGAAATCACTTTAAGTGGTAATGATCTGGTGATTAAAGGTGAATCTAAGGATGCAGAGAACGAGCACTTCCTTTGGAAAGGTATTGCTAATCGTGCTTTCCAACGTACATTTACACTCAATGATAAAATTGAAATTAAAGATGCTGAGATTGCAAATGGTATGTTAAAAGTTTGGTTAGAAAATATCTACAACACTCAAGAAACAATCAAGAAAATTGCCATTAAAGATAAGGAAACAAAATGAAATGGTGGCCTGTATCCGATGAGGAATGGGAACACTTAAATTTTCCAAATTATCCTAAACGGTAATAATCTAAGAGGGGTCTTGACAACCCCTCTTTTTACATGTATAATGGCCATATTATGAAAACTAAATCTATCATTAAAAAAGTACGTTCTCGTTTGAATACGGATACCTATTATACAATGTCTGATTGGGATTTAAAAGACATTGATGGAGTCCAATTCGTTCCAGTTGTCAAACAAATTCCTGAACGAAATAAAAAGCAACCTGTTTTTTATATGCGTAAAGATAACTTAGAGTCCGTAAAATAATTATTATGAGAAAAATATTTGTCAATGGTACGTTTGATATAATTCACCGTGGTCATATTGAAATGTTAAACTTTGCCAAAGAACAAGGTGATTGGTTGACAGTTGCTATTGATGGCGATAAAAGAGTTAAGTCATTAAAAGGTCCAACAAGACCCATCAATACTGAAGATGAAAGACGGTTTCTTCTCATGAATCTGAAATCAGTAGATGATGTTTACATCTTCGATAATGATGAAGAATTGCGTTATCTTATATCAGAGCGTGATGCTATGGTTAAAGGCAGTGACTACATAGGTAAAGACATAGTAGGGCAAGAAGTGTGTCGTGAAATTATATTCTTCAATCTGTTGAAAGGTTATTCGACAAGTGAAACAATTAAACGTATTATTACTCGGTGATGTTTGTAAAGATGTTTATGTTTATGGGCATGTGAATAGAATCAGTCCAGAAGCACCAGTTCCTATTTTAGAATACTCACACAAAGAATATGTATCAGGCATGTCTGGTAATGTTTTTGAAAACCTAGTTTCTTTGGGATGTGATGTTACGCATATATCGGGTGAATACCTTTCAACCAAAACTAGGTTTATAGACCTAAAAACTGGCCAACAGTTGATGCGTATAGATGAAGATGTTGTATCTGATCCAATTAAACTTGATGAAGAAATACTGAATAAAAAATTCGACTGTGTAGTTATCTCTGATTATAATAAAGGATCAATTTCTAACTTAACTATAGATGATGTAATTGCAATTTATAATTGTCCTATTTTTATTGATACTAAAAAAACAGACTTAGATCGATTTGATAGGATATATCCAGAAAGTAAAGTATACATCAAAATTAATGAATTAGAATACTCAAAATTAATTAGTCAACATAGAAATTTAATTGTTACTCTAGGTAAAGATGGTGCTAGGTTTAGAGGCAAAAAATACCCCACACCTAAAGTAAATGTATCTGATGTATGTGGTGCGGGTGATACACACTTAGCTGCGTTATCTTTTATGTTTTGCCAAACTGGTGATATTGAACAATCTATTCTGTGGGCTAATCGTGCAGCATCGGTTACTGTACAACATTTAGGTGTGTATGCACCAACACTGGAGGAAATAAATGCGACTTGAAGGTAAAGTAGAAAAAGGTTGGGGTCATGAGGAGATTTGGTGTACTAATGACAAATACTGTGGTAAGTTTATGCACTTCGAAAAAGGTGCAAAATTTTCCATGCACTTTCATGCAATCAAAGATGAAACTTGGTATGTTATGAGTGGTGATTTTGAAGTAAGATGGATTGACACCAAAGATGCAAGTTATAATTATAAAAGATTAAGTGCAGGCCAAGTTTGGCATAATCCACCATTAATGCCACATCAATTAATTTGTTATGAATCCGGAACAATAATGGAAGTATCTACACCAGATTCAGTTGAAGATAATTATCGTGTTATGCCTGGAGATTCTCAGAAATGAAATATAAATTTATTGAAGCCTACATGGATGTAGCGAAAAGATTTGCACAATTATCAAGTGCAAAACGATTACAAGTTGGTGCCATCATTGTAAAAGATGATAGGATTATTTCAATTGGTTATAATGGAATGCCATCTGGTTGGCCAAATGAGTGTGAAACTAAAGAGTATATGCCAGTAGATTCTGGTGGTTGGTTAATGCCAGATGAATTGTGGAAAATATATCCATATGAGGATGGTGAAAGAAGATATAAACTAAAAACTAGACCAGAAGTTATACATGCAGAGGCCAATGCTATTGCTAAATTAGCTAAAGGTGTAGAATCTGGAGAAGGTGCAGCAATGTTTCTCACTCATGCACCATGTTTAGATTGTGCAAAACAAATATACACGGCTGGTATTAAAACAGTATATTATAGAGATTCATATAAAAACCGTGATGGTTTAGATTTCTTGAAAGATTGTGGTGTAGAAATAATACAGGCCTAAATATTGGGACTAAAGAGGATTAAACATGAAGTTACGTATTCTCAAATGTCCAGATAAAGAATTTAAACCTTATCTAATTAGTGCCTTCCATTATTACTCTAAAGAACTTATTCCGGATACTCGTATTCGTAATAATTGTTTTGTCACTATAAAATTTATAGACACATTAACCGTTTATGGTTCAGCAGAACCGGTTGGTTACAATTCTAAAAAACAAGCCAGAAAATTCGTAATAGAATTACACCCAGGTATTGGTGCAAAAGATATATTAAAAACTTTAGCACATGAAATGATACATGTGAAACAATATGTTTATAATGAAACAAATGACCAACTTTCTATGTGGAGAGGTAAAAGGATTAATCCAGACAAAGTAGATTACTGGAAACATCCGTGGGAAATAGATGCATACGGTAATGAAGCAGGCCTTATGTATAATTTTGCAGTCAAAAATGAGTTGTGGAAAACATTTAAAGAGTTTATCAACCCACACTCACCAATTACACCAAGACCTTTGGGATGGAAAAAATTATCAAAAAGATAATAAAAAGTGTTGTTTTTTTACAACAATACGCTTGACAAATAGGCCAATCTCCTATATAATGTTCTTTCTGTTGGGGATTGGTGAAATGGTATCACACCGGATTTTGATTCCGAGGTCATAAGTTCGATTCTTATATCCCCTGCCAATATAAACTTGAGTTATGGCAAGCGGTCCATAACCGGGAGTGTAACCCGATAGTCGCAGACAGCAAGCGTCTAACGTGATGAGCCATGTTTGACCGTATCGTTTAGGCAAGAAACACATAATGAAACGGCAGGCGTTAAACAGGATTACAATCGCCTAGGTAATCGTTTGCACCGTTCGTCTATCGGTTAGGACACCCGCCTTTCACGCAGGTAAGAGGAGTTCGATTCTCCTACGGTGTACCAAATTTTATGGAAGTGTAGGAAAACTGGTAACCCCAGCGGACTGTAAATCCGCCGCCCCGTGCATTGTTGGTTCAACTCCAACCACTTCCACCAGAACGTTCCGTTGTCAACGGATACTGTGACCCGCAGGATGAGAAGTGAGGTGACTCTCACGGGTGGTACACTTTAAACCGAAAGTGCGCTGGCAATGCGAGAACGGGACCCGTCGGAGAGAGGGTGGAGGCCGTGCGTGATGAAAGACTAATTGGGGCAACCTGACCAAATTTCTGATGCGGTATAATTACCTCCGGGGTCCGTCAGAGCATTTTATTTACAGAATATATAGTAGTACAATTTTGCCCTTTTAGTTAAACGGCATAACGCTTGACTTGTAATCATGAATTGGTGGTTCAATTCCATCAAGGGGCACCAAATATGCGGGGTTAGTTTAATGGTAAAACTGGAGATTTCCAATCTTCTGTCGTCAGTTCGATTCTGACACTCCGCTCCAAGTTATGCGGAAAGGTATTAACCGCACGTGAGTACCCCTCATATGTCTTGGTGAAAATCCAAGTTTCCGCTCCATATTTAAGGAATATTATGTTAAGTTATATCATAACTTTTCTCGCTGTGACTGTTGTAGATATTTTTTATACATACTACATAAAATCGGTAAACGAAAGTAAAGCTGTAACTGCTGGTTTTTGGGGTGCTGTTGTGTGGCTGGTTGGTAGTATAGCAGTGATTGAATATACTGCTAATCATTGGTTATTGATACCAGCATGTATAGGTGCTTTTTGTGGTACATGGATTGGAATAAAAATTAGAAATAGAGGCGATAAAACAACATGAGTGACGGTGGAAAAGGAAGTAGCCCAAGGCCTTATAGTATAGATAAAAAAACATTTGAGGATAATTGGGATAAAATATTCATCAATAAAGGAAATAAAATGAGCGAACAAAAATCAACACCTTGTGGATGTGGTCGTAGCCCCACAGGGCAGTGCATTGGTTGGCATGCTTTATCTAACGAAGAATATAAAGTTAAATTGCAAGAACAACAATTGACCGAGAGCAAACAACTATTAAAAGAATAAAATGTCTCACTGGTGTAATGGCAACACAGCAGTCTCCAAAACTGTTGATCGAGGTTCGATTCCTTGGTGGGGCGCCATATATAATAAGGAAGTGTTATGGGAACTATAAAAATGAAAATTAAAGGTTACGATAAAGAAAGTCATTCTTTATTGATTTCCTTTGCTTCAGATGAAACTTTTTCTAATGATCCTGAAGATTATCCTGCATATGCATTTCAAACAGCTGAAATTTGTCCTCATACAAATGATATAGAAGAAGTAAAGTTGCAGATAGCTAAAATGGGAATACAGATTGTAAAACAACAAATTGCCAAAGAAAAAATCGGTGGAAATCCTGTTAGGGTGATAGAATTGCAAAAAATGGTTGGAATGTGTTTTGAATATGATAGATCAGAATTAGAAAAACAAAATGTAGGTGTTGTTGAAATATAAAATAATACCTTGTTAACTATAAAAATAAGAGAAAAAACATGGACATTTCATCAGCATCAATATTTTTAGTAGGAAGTATACTAATCAGTTTAGCTATGTTGGTATTAGTATCCGCAGTTGTGCTTATAAACAATATCATACACAAATATTGGAAGCCAATTAAGATATATGCATATCATACAATTGATCGTGAAATAGAACAACCTAAGGGGAAATAGGACACACTTCAGCAAATGATTTCCATACCGTAGGCCTAAAGTCGGATGGCGGAGATACATATAATTCAATTGGTGTGAATGAATTATTTGCTTGACGATAGTTAAGATTTAGTGTAGGATACTTAATCATTCTTTATATATACCCCGATGAGATACTGGCTATAGTATAATGGATAATACAGGGGATTTCTACTCCCTAAATGTGGGTTCGATTCCTGCTAGCCGGACCAAATAATTAAATGGAGATATTATGATTAAACCATTAGGTAACAAAGTTGTAGTTGAACGTGTTTCTAAAAAAGACAATACAACGGAATCAGGAATCATTTTAAAATCAACAGAAGAACCAGATAGAGCAATTATCATGGCCATAGGTTCTGAAGTAGATGAAGTAAGCGTAGGAGAAGTTGTTCTAATTAACTGGAATAAAGCAACAAAGTATAAGGACGAAACTTTTGTTATTCCAATTACAGAAGTAGTATTTGTTTATGAATAATCAGTAGCGGGGTAGCGCAGCGGTAGAGCGACGGACTCATAATCCGTAGGTCGGTGGTTCGATTCCATCCCCCGCAACCAGTTTATATTCTCTTGTTTACACAGGCCGAAAGATAGGCTTCTTTTCTTGCTGTATCAGGAGAATCCATTTTCACTACATATTGTCCTTCTTCATACAATGTATTCTGATGTATAATGCCACCTGTGTCGGTGTATAATTCACCAATTAAAGAGAATAGAGCTAGATTACAGTCAAGCAATCCAAAACTATAAATCTTATCTATCATTATATCAGTACCTTTGACCTGCCTAGGTTTATCAAAAATCAACAACGTATAAACCATTATTAAATCTGAATGTGCTTTTTCGAAACCACCATTGTTGACATGAAATGAATAATCATTTTCGTGTTTCAAAAATATCCAATCATTAGGAACATATTTGGCCACAGGTGGAGTTTTAGTTCGGTCTATTTCAACTTCAAATTCTTTTGAGTAAGAATTAAATGCCATTAAGGCCATGACAATAAGGAGTAATTTTTTCATTTTTATCCTAAGTTATTTTTCACAATCAACCCATCTAAAATTACTCCATGTTTTATAACCAGGTGTTCCTTTTGGTATAAAACAAGTTCCTAATTCTGGATATTGTACCATTCTGTCTTGCCATATCAGATACATACTACCACCATAAAAAAGAACTATCGATAACATTAATGCTATCCAATGAGCTTCTTCCCATAATTCACGTATTTTTGCTTTACGTTTTGATGCTCTTAATCTAGATTCTTGTAATTCTTCTTGGCGACGAGCTTCAGCTGCTTCACGTTGTTTCTGTCTTAATTGGTTAAGTCGTTCTCTTTCTTTTTCAAATCTAGTCCAAATTGCACCTAATCCTGGAGTTTCATAAACCAACATTTCACGCAACTCTTTTTCCGCTGTTTCGAGTTGCATCTGTAACATAACATTATTTAATGCTTGAGAATTTAGATTACCAGTATTTTCCGGATCTTCACTTTCTTGTTTTGCTTTTTGTGCTGACTCTTGTACTACTGTTTTTGCGTCTAAAAATTTACCAATGTATCCAGTAACCTCGGTCGTAATTTCGGATACGTCAGATGAGGTCGCCTTGCACTCTTTGTAAAAATCTACTCCTTTGCGGATCAAACCTAAAGCAGTTTGAGCAGCCGCAAATGCTGATATTGGATCCATTTGTATGTGCTAGTATGTTATACATTATGATGTCCATAACAAAGATTATTATTAAATAAACAAATATAAAGCCTGCATCATTATGCCCTTATAGACTTTTTCATATCTTCTGCCAAGTTTTCTATATACTTGTCTGAATCCTTTAATAAGGGACCCCAGAAACCGTATGTCAAAGTATTTAAGGCCTTAGAGTAATGTAACCAACCATTTCTCTTTAGGTCAACAAATTCACACAAGAAAGTCTTGTGTCTTTCTACCACATCAGTAATTGTAATGGGTGACTGTTGAAGATTAGGTGCCCAATACATAGTTTGTCCGTTTTTTTAGTTGTTTACCTATTTATACCAGATAAACTGTTGATTTATCTAAAAAAATGTGTTATAATGTAATTCATTTAATAAAGGAGAATATATGAGTATATGCATAGTAAAACTTATCAATAATGAAGAAGTGATGGCAGAAGTTGAGGTGGATGATACCCATGTGACACTTACCAACCCAGTTGGTGTAGCCATTGTTCGAGGACAAGATGGTAGACCTAATGTTGGTTTTGCACCATGGCCATTACATGCCGATCCAACTGAAAAAGACACCACACATTCTATTGCCAAAAAGCATGTTTTGTATTATTATACTCCTGCTGAGGACTTTATCAATAATTATAATCAGATATTCGGTGCTGGTATCATGGTTCCTCCAACTAAACAGATCATAACAGGTTAATGTCTAATTTCTATACAAACGTACAAAGTTTTGGTGGCAAGATACTCTTTCGTGGAGTAATCAACGGTAAACGTGTCAAGGAAAGAATTGATTACGGACCAACACTTTATGTACCTTCAAAAAAGGATACAAATTTTAGAACGTTATCTGGTTCGTATTTGGCTCCGAAAAAATTTGATGACATCAAACAAGCTAGAGATTTCTTAAAGCAATTTGAGGATTTACCTGGTGCACCGAAAATCTATGGTCAAAATAGGTTTGAATATGCCTTTATTGCTGAACAATATAATGGCATGGTTGATTATGACCAAGATAAAATCTCTGTTGCGTTTATAGATATTGAAGTTGGTTCCGAGAATGGTTTTCCTGATCCATATAAAGCCGAAGAACCTATCACATCTATTTGTATTGAATATCTAAGAGGTAAGACATATTTGTTTGCTTGTGGTGATTATGATAAAGAAAAAGACAAAGAGAATGATACATCAAATGTTACATACATTAAATGTAAAGATGAATATTCTCTTTGTAAACAATTCTTAGAGTTATGGAAGGCCGAATGTCCTGATGTTGTTACTGGTTGGAATAC